TTGTATGTAAGGTCTTATCAGGCAGGCATGGTTCGGTTCGATGCGTTAGCGTCAGGATTGGTGGGGCGGTTTAGGCAGGTTCGGTAGGGCGGGGTACGGTCGGATTGGGTTCGGCGTGATTTAACGCGGTTTGGCGTGGCAGGCACGGTTCGGTTCGGTAGGTTGCATTTGGGTATGGTTCGGTGCGGTTCGTTTTGGCAGGTGTGGCGAGTGAGGTCGGTCACGGCATGGTCGGATTTTTAAGGCAGGCATGGTGAGGTAGCAGATGGCGCGGTATGGTCTTATCAGGCATGGCAGGCTAGGTTCGATGAGGTTCGGTTGGGCGCGATTCGGCATGGTTAGGCAGGTACGGCATTACAAGGTCGGGTTGGATAAGACGGGGTTCGGTCAGGTTTGTACGGCAGGTACGGTAGGTTTACGTGTGGTTAGGTTCGGTTCGGTGTATTGAGTTTTGGTGAGGCAGGCTAGGTTTGATCGGGTTCGATAAATTGAGTTTTGATGAGGCAGGTCAGGCGTGGTGTGGTGTTACGAGGTATGGTGGTGTGGGGTTAGGCAGGTGCGGTGTGATCAGGCTAGGCGGGGTATGGTGGGACGCACTTAGGCAGGTAATTTATAGGAGGTTATATGGATGAGTTTGAAGCAGAACGTGCGTGGGCAGAGAAGCAATTCTTAACGGAGTTGCGTGACGATTTTGCTATGTCAGCAATAGCAGGAATCCTCGCAGGTAAGTGGGGGCAGATGCCTCAGTACAAACCCGAAGAAGCGTTTGCAGATTTTGCCTACCGAATAGCAGATGAAATGATTAAACGGAGAAGTAAGCATGTCGATGATGAACCAAAACAAGTTGGCTGAAACGCAGATACAACCTGTCTTTTACTTGCGTGGAGTTCCTTACCTACCTGACTACAGCGAGAAGCATCGTTGGGTCAGCCCTGGGACTAAACATACTAGAACGGTATATAAAACAACTGAGTTGATAGATGCAAACGCTAGGCTTAGCGTTATGTCTTTATGGGCAAGGTCTTGGACTGAGGAGGTCAAAGGATGGAAGGCACTTTAATTTGGGCTTCTGGATTTTTAGTTGGGTTCTTACTAGGAATAGTTAGGGGCAGGCGCAGCATCGTACGGGAAGCACAAGAGCTAGTTGCCCAAGCAATCATGGAGATACGAGAGAAATATGAAACCAAAAAATATGACGAACGCACAGTACATCGAGCTTCTTGAGAAAAAGTTAGAGGTATACGAGAAGCTACATCAGCGTGGCGAGTGGAAGGACTTAGCCAACACAACGATCTTTGCTGAGAGTATGCGGTGGGTTAATTCTTCCATGTTTACAGCAGGCGCAAACTGGGCGCAGCGTAGGCTTAAGGAGTTGAATGGATGAGCTATCACAACGAGATGACACCCTTGCAGCTTAAGTGCGTCACCTACGTGCGTAGCCGCAAGATCCCCCCAAACCGCAGAGAGGTTGCGCTTTACCTTAAAGTATCTCCTTCCGCTGCTAATAACTTACTTAGAAGACTTGCATTCTTTGGGTATCTAAAAAGCTTCACGGAGCGCGGCAAGTCTGGGCAGCTTGAGCGGTACTACACGTTCGTAAGCATGAACCGTGTGGAGCATGGGCGCAAAGAGAAGCCTAAGAAAAATAAGTTAAGCACAATCTTTAACGATCCATTTAATTTAGCAGGAGCTAGACAATGAGTCCCGCGCATAGGTTCGCCATGTTGGCCGCATGGCTTGAGGGTTACGCCGAGGGCTTGCCCGACTACTGCACTAACGAGAAGTTCAAGATCAAAGAAGCAGCAGAACTACTGATGGAAGTTTACGAACAACGTATGAAAGAGAAGGAGGAATGGAAGCGGCATGCGAGTGATCAAGCATGATCAAGATGAACGAGCTTTTGTATGCGCGAATGATACGCATGCTGCTTGATGGATGTACGGCACACGATATTGCCAACGAGACAGGACTACACATTGTAACGACGCAATCCTATTTGCGAGCACTACATAAAGAGAAAGCAGTTCACGTCATTGGGTGGCTAAAGAACTCAAGGGGTGCGGATACTACAAAGATCTTTAAGGTAGGCGAGGGTGAAGATAAACCCCGCACCATTATGACCCGCGCAGAGATTGCTAAACGCTATAAGTTTAAGCAGAAGCTTAGGAAGCGAATGCAACGAGAGAAATTAATTATTGAAGGAGAGAAGGCATGAGCGAAAACAAAAACGCAAAGACACCAGCAGACGGGCCTGTGGCATGGAGTTGCCAGTGTGGCAGGCCTTATACGGTTACCTGTATTTCAAGCAAACCACAAAAGAAGGAATGGGTTGGGCTGACGGATGAGCAGATTATTGGATTGTGGCAAGACACCAAAGAGCCTGATGGGCACCGAATAGAACGGTTCGCCCACGCCATTGAGCAAGCCTTGAAGGAGAAGAACAATGGCTGAAAACAAAAACGCAAAGACACCAGCAGATGACGGTCAGCCAGTGGCGTGGATGCACAACTTTATTGAGAATAATGTCATCACGCACATACCCGCAGATATTGGCCGTCACCCTGACCGATGGACTGCGCTTTACAAAGACCCAACTCCCTGCAAAACGTGCCAAGCACTTGCTATGGCAGTAATGAATGACCAGACATACCACGAAAAAGTAACCCCAAAGCAATGGGTTGGGCTGACGGATGCGGAGATACACGATATGAACGGGTACGAGGAAGATCGGAGAATGTACCGATTTGCCCGAGCCATTGAAGCCAAGCTAAAGGATAAGAATCATGGATGAAACCGAGGGATATTACTGCGTGATATGCGGAAAGTTTATTGAAGCCGTAGACGGCGTGATTGTGCATGACGATATTCCGCACCCACCACTGATGGACTTTGATGAAGAGAGCAATCCACAATGAGCAAAGAAGTTATGAAGCTGGCGCTGTCCACGCTAGAAGGCTGGGCTAATTATGACGATTGGGTATGGCCCGAGTCTGCGTTAGAACAGGCAAAGCGCAACACCATTGAGGCCATCACCGCCCTGCGCCAAGCACTGGAAACAGATAAGCAATGGGTTGGGCTGACGGAACTTGAACGCTTCGCTGCCCTTGTTGCCGATCATGAGCGTGATCGCATCTGCAAGGCGATCAAAGAGGAAGACGATTACTGCGTCACTGAAGGCGATTACATGCTGGATTCGGACGACTGCATCGCCATAGCAAAAGGCGATTGGGTTCGTCCCGACTACAGCGCCACCGCCATACGAGGAATGAGGTGAGCATGGCCCAAGAAGACATAGTCAAGATGGCGCGAGAGGCTGGTTTTAACCCAGTCTCATACACGGGCGCAAACCTCGAATTATTTGAACGCTTCGCCGCACTTGTTGCAGCACATGAGCGGGAGGCGTGTGCGAAGGTGTGTGAGGAACGGCAAGAAGTTTTTCAAAAGTATTACACCAAAGGTCTTGCAGCGATGTGTGCTGAAGCCATACGAGCAAGGGGAAATAAATGAACCGCGAAGACATCATCCGCATGGCGCGGGCGGCGGGGTGCAAACCTTTCAGAAGCCCAGAGCACTGGGACGATGTGCAAGTCTTTGCCACCCCCGATGTTCTTGAACGCTTCGCCGCACTTGTTGCAGCACATGAGCGTGAGGCGTGTGCGAATTTGCTTTTGAACGTAGACCTTAGCCCAATGGATGCTGACCATCGCTTGCAAAGCTGGACTGCGACGGTGCTGCTGAATTTTTCCGACGCTATCAGAGCAAGGGGTGAGCAATGATTAACGATGGAGGACCAGCATTTCCACGAACCGGATGGCCGAACGAAACAGGAATGACACTGCGCGATTACTTTGCAGCTAAGGCGATGCAAGCACTGGCGCAGGGGAATTATTTTGATGCAACCGCGAGGCAGGCTTACATGATTGCAGACGCCATGTTGAGGGAGAGGGAGCGATGAGCAGAAAAGCTATGCAGGTGGCGCTTGAGGCGCTGGATTCAGACAATCCAGACATTCAGTTACGAGCAGCGATAGCCCTACGCCAAGCACTGGAGACAGAGCAAGAGCCGGTGGCGTGGATGCACAATTTTATTGAAGGTAATGTCATCACGCACATACCAGCGGATATTGGCCGTCATCCTGAGCGATGGACACCTCTATACACCGCACCACCAAAGAAAAAATGGGTTGGTCTGACGGCTTATGAAATACAAGAGATCCATTCAGGAAATCAGCACTGGGGTAATTTTGCTTGTGCCATCGAAGCCAAGTTAAAGGAGAAGAATCATGGATAGAGAAGCTATTGAAGAAGCGATAGAGGTGCTGGAGGATGCAAGCGCAGAGATGCTGATGGAAACAGGCGATAAAAATTACTACATCGAAGCCATCGCTATTCTGCGTCAAGCATTAGAGACAGAGCAGGAGCCGGTGGCTCACGTTGACCACCGCATTCACGGCTGGCCGGATTGCCTCGTGATAAAAGCCGACCCGCCGGATAGAGAAGACATCATCCGCATGGCTAGAGAAGCAGGGCTTGCTGATTCCAACGGGGTTGTTCATGCTTTTTATCAGCTTGAATACTTTGCATATCTTGTTGCCGAGCATGAGCGCGAAGCTATATGGAACTTGCTGTTTGAGTACGCAGGTAGAGATGATTTATCTGATTCAGATCAATCGCTGCTTAAACATTTATTAGATCTCATCGCAGCAAGGTGGCAAGAATGGAGTAACAAAGAAGGGGAAGAATCATGGATAGAGAAGAAATAATCCGCATGGCGCGGGAGGCGGGATTGGCTTACGGATCTGACGAAAAGCCATTAAATTCTGTAACACGCTTTGCCGCCCTTGTTGCCGCTGCTGAACGTGAGGCGTGTGCTTCCATTTGTTTTCAAGAGGGACCGTCAATAGACGGGGAGCTGATCGCGGAAGCTATACGAGCAAGGGGAAACACATGAACCGCGAAGACATCATGACCCTGGTTGAACGTTACGCACTGGCAATGAGATTGGTAGATCGCCACGGCAATCAATATGGCGACCGCGACTTGTTGACGCTAACACATCAACAAATCCGAGGGGGTCTTAAGGCACTTGTTGTTTCTGAACGCGAGGCGTGTGCGAAGGTGTGTGAGAACAAAAACACACTGATTGAATGGCCTACATACGCCGCTGCTATACGAGCAAGGGGGAATACATGAACCAAGAAGACATCATCCGCATGGTGCGGGAGGCTGGCTGGTCTGGCATTTACACGCAATGGCGTGAGCCTGATGGCAGTCCAGATTGGACGCCAGTGAAGGAAAGCCTGACCGTTCCCGTAACGATGGAGCAAATTGAACGCTTCGCTGCCCTTGTTGCCGCGCATGAGCGTGAGGCGTGTGCGAAGGTTTGTGAAGAAGTTGAATCACGAGCCGAAGAACTTTGGGACAAGTTTGCATATCCAGAAGATCAAGGAATGGCAAGCGGTGCAAGACAGTGCACCACCGCCATACGAGCAAGGAGTAAGCAATGAGTGGTGACCACAACAAGTATCAAAAAGCTAAAGGCAGTAGGAAAGGATTGTTTGATGATGTACCCGTTGTCAACCACGAACGAGACAAAGCTTGGGAAGCATTCATCAAGCGAAGAGATGTTAAAGCCATGATGAAAGGCAAAGAAGATTTCAAGTTCCCACTCGATGGGTCATACGATCTGTGGTGTATCGCTTGGGAGAAGGCTTGGCTTAGAGGGTTTCAAGCAGCATGGAAGGAGAAAGACAAATGAAACGGATGCGAGGACCAAACAAAAACCCAACGCTTATTCATACGAACATACGATACCCAAGAGAAGTCATTGAATACTTTATGCACAACGGTGAAGGGGCATCGTGCAACATACGTATGCGTAATGCTTTGATCGAGTATGTGAAGGAGAGAACCAATGACAACGCCAGAGTCGAAGGTCAAGAAGAAAGTAGTAGACCTACTGAAGCAGTATGAGATTTATTATTTTTTCCCTGCTACTCACGGCTATGGGCGTTCAGGTGTACCTGACATCGTATGTTGTGTACGAGGCTACTTCCTTGCTATCGAATGTAAAGCAGGCACGAACAAACCCACAGCCCTACAGTTACGAGAGATAGAACATATACAAAAGGCTAAGGGCGTAGCATTCGTAGTCAACGAAGATAACATCGACGAGCTACATACAACCCTCAAAGAGATACTGCGTACATGAACATACTAACTATTGACTTCGAGACTTATTACAGTCGTGATTTCTCTTTAAGCAAGATGACAACTGAGGAGTACATACGCAGTCCGCACTTTGAAGTGATCGGGGTAGCCGTTAAAGTTGGTGATGAAGACACTGAATGGTTTAGTGGTACGTATGAACAAACAAAACAATTCCTACAACGGTTCAACTGG